CACGACGTGAGCGGATAGTGCCAAGGTAGCCATCTGGGTATTCCGCAGATGGAACTCTACCAACACCAATACGGAGTGAATCCATGGTGTCACGTGCTACAGGAGTACCTGCACCACCTTGATTGTTGTATCCGTTAAGGCCACCGCCTCCTAGGGATTGCCAGTTCTGAGAAGGAGAGAAGTTGTTATATCCGCCAGCCATTATCGATTCTTCTCTCGTGGCTTTTTCTTCATGTTAGGAACGTTCTCGTAAGTCTGGACGTTATACATAGCGTCTTCCTTACGATCTTCCATCTTCTTTGTTGCTTCTTTCTTGTTTGTGTAGACACGAGAAGCGTCTAATTGAACGCCACTTTTTGGCTTGCTTGGGTCTACCCATGAACCAATATTTACATTCTTATCTTTAGTTCCCATGCGTACTTTTTCTGAGAACTTAGAAACATCATTGGCGCTAAGTTTAGGGTCTTTACTTCCTGTATTAACTTTTTGTGTATTAATACGGCGACCTTGCACATCACGCTCTCCACCAACTGCATAACCAGTTGCTGGTTGTTCATCTGTAGTAACTCCAGTACGTACATTCATCGTAAGTCCACGATCACTGATTGGCTTAGCATTTGTGCGTGCTGCAAATTCGACTGCACTCAACGCAGGGTGAACCCCAGCAGGTCGAGTAAGTTTTTCAGAACGAATTACAGGACGCTTCTTAACCATTAGTTACGACCCATACCCTTATCTGATTGAGGAAGAGATGGTGAAGAAGATGAATCGTCCCAGTTAAATGTTGTTCCTCGTGTTTTAGCAGATAATGCTAATGGGCTACCATTACCTAAAGATCGATTGCGCCATGCAGTTGCCTGCGCTGCACTACCAGTTGTAGATTTGCTTAACGACAAAGGAGCAGTTGTATCAGGTGTTACTGGTGAGAACTGACTCGTTGATAGTGAGTCACTCATGATTAGTAAGTGCTATCTACGCCGTTATTGAAGTTAGGTGTCTGCTTACCCATTACTGATGGAACAATCTTTGCATTTGCCATCGTTGCTGCTGCTTCAATGTTAATTGGTGCAGGCATCTTTGCAGTAATGCGGTACTGAGCACCCTTGCGTTCAATATTTACACGGTTTGCTTTGTCATTAATTGTTGGGTCTGCTGCCTGTGTGTTCTTCTTTGGCATCAACTTACCAACAGCAGGTGTCGCACTTGGTGAGGTAAATCCACCTGCAGTGCTACCCATGTATGCTCGTGCACCTGATGCAATAACTTGCTCTGGAGTTAAATCTTTGCTCATGTTCTTACCTGCCGCTTCATGATGATTTGTGGGTGCGCCCATGCGACGACGCATTGCGTGACCCATTGATGTCCAAGTTGCCATTGTGACTCCTTAATCTATGTCTAAGGGTAAACCTGTTTTAGTTGGCTGTAATGGCAAAAACGATTGCAGAGATCTCCCCATCACGGGATTCAATAGTGGTAAATCCTGGAATACAAGATAGATCCATGCCACGAGGGGCTACATATCCTCTAGCAATTGCGATTGCTTTAACTGCCTGATTAACCGCTCCAGCGCCTACGGCACGAAGTTTTACTTCCTTCTTATCGTAAATAGCGTGAGCGATTGCTGAGGCAACGCTCTGAGGGTTTGAAGATGCGCTGACACGTAGAAACGGTTCTTCAGCAGAAATAGGTGAAATTGATTCTGTCACAGTTATTAGTCCTTTGGTTCGATGTGGTGTGCCGCTCCTAACCAAAGGGTAAGGCTAAAGTCGTGCTTGGTCTCGGTATTTAGGGTCTTCAATTTGTTTGGCTACTGCTTCCTCAATTTTATCAATCGCAGTTTTTCCAGCAAGCCTTCCTAAAGCGTAGGCATCTGCGGCGTTGTCATCATTGAACTCTATGCCCCATCTCTTGTAAATCTGCATCAACATCTCTTGTTTTTTTGCATTTCCTTTGCCTGATGCGTACTTCTTCAACGTCATTGGTGGAACCTTCAATGGATAACGACAGTTCTCATCTTCTCCAAAGTAATCGTAGATCGCCATCTTGACCACAGCGGCCAACTCTCCAAGGACTAAGGCTGCGTGACTGGCAAGGACTGATCCTTCCATGGCGATGTCTACGATGCCGTGATCTTCAGACACATAATCAAGAGTGTCTATCAGCCATTGACGAATATCAACAAGTCTTTCAATCCCAAAATAGGGAGATTTGTATACCCATGTAATGTGTTTTTCAGGTTCTGCAATACTTACTGCGGACAAAGCAAACCCCGTTAACGATTGATCAATACCAATCGCAACGAGGACTTGCTCCTTTGTTAATCCACCATCAAACAGTTTTGTTGGCACGGAGGTTTCTTTCATCTATGACCATCTCAATGGTCCCAAGATAACCTGCCCCGTCCGTCAAGTTATCTCTCTTATGCATGTATGTCTCTCGTGCAATCTTTACCCAAGCCATCGCTAGTCCCACTTGTTCTTCGGTAATGTCAATACCGAAAATAACTTCCCAACCTTTTTTAATTCTGTTGAAGTTATCAAGAGGATGATCGTAAGTGTAATTACGATCCCCAGTGATTAAATTCTGCGCTTCTTCAAGCACAGTTGGTTTATGGGAGTCTGACATATTTTCCTGTCTGAAATTCATTCTTAGCATCAACAGTTGTTGCCATTAACGCATTGAATGTATCGTCAAAGGTGGTTTTTCTATTCAGTAACCACCAACCAGCCATCGCTGCTGTTGCACCTGATGTACCCGTTGTAAACTTTAAAGTTCCGTCTAGTTGCTTTGCATTCCAACGGCCATTTAAAAAGAAGTCAGTCTGTCCCTGTGCACCGTTGCTGTAACGTGCAATATAGGGAGCAGCCTTTGGGTCGTACTCAATAGGTTGTGAACCTGGCCATGGGTTATCTGTTGCACCAACAGAGACTGTGTCAGGCAGACATGCAGGAGCAAATACATCTGTACGACTGCTGTTGTTACCTACTGCAGTTATCACTGGAACATTTGCTGCCTTGAGTGTTGCAATATTTGCAGCCATTCCTGCTGGAACTTTACATCCTGCAAAGATCGCACCTTGTGCAAGGCTAACAACTGCGATGTTGTACTTCACTCGGTTGGCAACAACCCAGTTGAGTGCTGCCTGCACATCATCTAATGTGTAGAAAGCCTGAGCACCAGTTGCTGTCATTGCGACAATACGGATAGGAATGATCTTTGCTGTTGGGTTGAATCGTAAAACCAAGGAGATCATCTGTGTTCCATGGTTAAAGTTCTTATCGGTTGTAGGTGGCAAGTTTGCAGCCCCTGTACCTTCCATAGTTAGTTTCCCATTTGGACAGGTGCGTGTTGATACTAGACAGACCTCATACACAATGCTGTCTTTAAATAGTGCTGTATTAGTTCCGTTATCTATTACTACAATTGCTGGTGGTACCTCTGCATGTACTGGAACAATTCCTAGTAGCGTTACAGAGATAAATAATGTTATTAACCGTTTCATGAGTTGAACTTATCCTTTCGTCCCGTTCGTACATCGTTTGTTCGACGAGTGATCTCTCTAGATACCAGCGCCACATCACGCTCAAAGTTGTTGTACACAACCTCTAACATTTTGCGGTACGCATAGGCATTCATGTAGCGTTCCTCAACGTCCATAAAATCTGGATCAGCCATCACCTGAGCCTTCATCATGGTCACCCGTTCACCCTTAACCTTACTGGTGTCTTTCATAATCAGCAACTTTGCTTCCAGCATGTCTCGGCGCTTTTCAAGCACCTTCTCATCCACCTGTGATGCGGCTAACTGTCCCGCCACGTAGTTGGACCAGGCTGTCAAGCGTGTGAATAGAGCGCTGAGTTCATCGCTCTCCAGCAAGGAGATGTCTTTAGGCATAGGAGGTTGCTTGTCTTGCTCAGGCCACAGATTGATGTTCTGTGCCTTCATCTTCTCAACAGCCTGCTTTGATCCATCACCTAGATTTAACATTATTCCTCAATCTGGTTGCATTGCTTGCAACCCTCTTCGCTTACATTACACTCAGGCATTACCCCAACCTCGACTGCCTTAATGATCTTCTCTGCTTTGAAGAAAATTCTATCCACAACTTCATAGTCAGCCTTGATTGTGAACTCCTTGTAGGCTTGATTAGATTTCAATTCATACAAAAAGACAATCTCCTTAGGTGCAGCATCGCCAAACATACGACGAGATAACTCTAAGTACATCTGTCCCTGCAGTAGATGACCTCTAAATGGGCGACGAATATTTTTCCATGCCTTGTTTAAATCACCATCTGCATCGTAGAGAAGGTCAGGTGCTTCAAAGCGCAGTGTCCCTTCTCCAATTGATTTGATCTCAATCAAGAAGTCATCGCCTAAGTTCTTTACCCATCCATCTGTGTGTCCTGCAATACGTAACTCTGGATCAAGCATCTTGACTTCGTCATAGCGCAATGTGGTGCACTTGCAATGCTCACACTCTGCAGGTGAAAGTCCAGAGGTAATCTTCTTGCAGTTAACACACTTAAAATCTCCCCAGAGATTACCCATCTCATAGATGCGGTTCTGCCACTTCTCATGGATGAAGTGACCTTCATCAAAGATGTTCTGCAATGTTAGTCCTGGGTTCTTCTCCATCTTCTTACCACCAGTAAGTAGATAGTAAGAGTAGCGATGACAGAAGTCAGCCTTGATCATATCTGATGGGTGAAGCACGGTGGTGCTTCGATCTCCTGGTGCTTTCTTCATGAGATGACGTTCTATGTGACCAGTAAGACGGCTATCTGTCTTCTTAGTATCTAGATACTTCTGGAAATCTGTCTTGGAAGGCATTAGTAGTCCTTGTCTATGCTGAAAATAAATTCTTCGAGGGTGTGTTGTGTCTTCTTAGTCTTCTTTAGTTTTTGCCACTTTCGCATGAGGGCGTTTCGTTCTCTGTGGCTGAGTCCTCCCCAGATTCCATGAGGTTCGTCTCGTCGAACTGCATCCCATAGACACTCTGCTCGTACTGGACAAGGGTTCTTTCCTGTTTCACCAAAACAGAATGCTTTTGCCGTGTTAGCAATCTCTTTGTACTGCTCTTTGTCACGAGGAGGGTAGAAGATATCTGTGTCTTGGCCTGAGCATCGTGCTTTGTATCGCCATGCGTACTCTGGTTCATCAAAGTCTTCCATGGTTGTCTAGGTTCTCTCTCATCTCTAGGAAGTCGTCTTCAAGAAGGATTACATAGTTCACTCCATCAAGATGAAGACCAAACACTGGCATTCTTCCATCAAGGATTGCTTCGGTAGTTATCTTCTTTAGTTCGTCTGATTTAATGGTTTTAGTTTTCTTGCCTGTCCACTTATGTTCAATGAGTAAGTCAGTTGAACGTACATCACCCTTGCGAGACCAAAAGGCTCCAGATGCAGCGTTAGTAGACCCACCAACTTTCTTAGCGAGTCTCTTCTCATGCTTCTGGGATTGCTTCTGGCCTTCAGTCTTCAAGTTCTATTTTGCCTTCCTCGTAACCCTCAATCAATCGTGGTACAAGGAAGAACAATGCCTCTCTCCAGAAACAAGAACCACAACCACAGAACGGTTCTCCTGACAAAGTCTCAGGAATTACATCCTCAGTACCATCCCATACCGCTTCAAAAAGCATATCTGTGTAATCTTCAACGCCTTTTTCTAATATCTGTGCCCAGTTCTCATCATTTACTACAAACTTCTTAGTCATCGTTGTCCTCCGCCATTGGTAGATCTGATGTTTCAAATACTAACTTTTGAATTTGTTCTTTTAAATCAACTTCTTCACGAATACTTGCAATCACTGGATCAATACCTTGCCACTTTCTTTCGCCAAAGTAGTACCATCCACCTTTACGTTGAATGATTTCCTTGACCACTGCAAGTGATGCAACTTCTTTTGCAAAATCATACTCACCTGCTGCACACTCTCCACCCTCTGCAAAATAAAAATCAAAGTATGCAACACGCTGTGGGGGTGCAGTTTTATTTTTTAATGTGCGAATTTTAATGCGTTGACCTACACGAGTTTTATTTCCACTAGGTCCAATTTCAATCCAGTCATCACGACGGATCTCACAACGAGTAAAGAACGCATAGTTCTTTCCTTCACCACCAGGAGTAGTTCGAGGGTCACCTTTCATAACGCCAATCTTCATGCGGTACTGGTTGATAATGAGACCGAGCACTGGACGTTCATCTTCAACCAGACTGCGCTTGATTGCAGAACCAACTACACGAAAGAACTTGTTAGTTAGGAGTGCTCCCCTTCCAACAGTCATTTCATTCATGTCCTTCTCCATTTCGGGGGCTGGTGAAAGGGCAGGAAGGGAGTCAATAACAATAGCGTCTACTGACTTTGATTCTGCGAACTCTATAACGGCTTGATAAGCCTCTTCCATAATGTTTGTTTCAATAACAATTACTTTGCTGGTGTCCACTCCACACATCTCTGCGTATTCTGGTACCCACTGCTCTGCAGCAACCCATACAGTTGTATGGTCTTCTTTTAGTGCTTGGTTTGCTGCAATCGTTTTAAGCGCAACAGCCGTCTTACCGTGAGATGGTTCACCAATGAGTTCATTCCATTGATTACCTGGGAAACCACCACCAAGAACATAGTCAAGAGTGGTAGAACCACTAGTAATACGAGGAATAAGGTCAGACCGAATGTCAGACGCAATAACCACCACATTATTGCCAAACTTTTTGTTAAGGGTAGCAACAATTTTTCGTGCTTCATCATTCATTTAGTCTACTCTCCCGATAATTCCTTGTGGGTTCCAATTACTCTGTACATCATTACCAATAGCACTCTTTGCACTACCTTCAACCTTTGCACCAGTTAATGCTCCATAACGACTTCCTGATTGACTGATTGGGTAACCGCAGTCATAACAACGTGGTGCAGCATTTTGTACAGACATGTAGTTTGTTCCACCACACTCTGGGCACGATGCAGTCTGTGATGCACTCTGTGCTCGTGATGCTGGTTGCTGTGGTTGTACGGGTTGAAACTGTGTCATCGGTTGTTGCGAGGGTGGCATCGGGTTATTGACTTGACGAGGTGCCGCAACAGGAACCTGTTGTTGTGGCGCCTGTGGTTGTGCACCTAATTGTTTTGCCCACCAGTCTGCATTACTCATTAGTCTTTCCCATCTCCCCATTTGTCTACGATCTTTGCTTCTGCAATAAGAGGAACTGTAATCTCTGGTAGGTGAATACCTTCCATTGATTCTCTAATTGCTTCTGCTGCTTCTTCTGCAAGATCTTCACGAGCAACGGTAACTAATTCATCATGGATAGTCAACACGACATTCACATCTGGTTCATCAGTAAAACAAGAATGTGCTCTAACAATGGCTAATTTCATTAAATCTGCCGCAGATCCTTGAATTACTGTATTAAATGCCTGACGATCTGCTCGTGATTTTAACCCTCTGTCTTGACTCTTTAACTCTGGGATATAACGACGACGGCCAAAGATGGTTTCTACATATGGTATAGGGTCTTTGCCAGTTGCCTGTCGAATTACTTTTGCTTTGTACTTAGAGATGTCGTTGAATTGAGATTCAAAACGAGCCAATAAATCTTTAGCATCTGTTACAGAACAACCAATGCTCTGTGCAATTTTTTCTGGTCCAACTCCGTATGAAATTGCAAGCACTAATACTTTTCCAGCCTTACGATCTACTCCCATCGTGTCACCAATAGCAGTGTAAATATCTCCTCCATCAAGATAATTTTTAACAAGAACAGGGTCTCCAGAAAAAGCAGCAATAATTCGTGGTTCAATTTGTGAGTAATCTGCAACAACTAACTTGTAACCAGGGGGAGCAACAAAAAGATTGCGAATAAGTTTTCCGTACTCTCCACTACTAGGGATGTTCTGTAGGTTAGGGTCACTACTGGAGAAACGTCCTGTCTCTGCACCGTGTGCTTTAAAATTAGTATGTACTTTGCCGTTAATCATGAGGCTCTTCTTGTCAACGATCTTCTCTTTACCCATAGTGGTACGAGTAATCTCTCCACCTAGGTATGGCATTACATAGGTGGTCATCAATTTGTTAAGGTCTTGATACTCAAGGATTGCATCTACAAGTTCATCCTTCTTGCGGTAGAACTCCAGCGCATCAGAAGACACTGAGTAGTGACGAATGTTTAATGCTTCTGGATTACTTGCAGCAACCTCTTGACCCTTTGTTGTCAGAGCAATACGAATACGAAGGTTAGGACGAATACCTCGACCACCCTCTTCCTTAGGTGAGAACAATAGTTCTTGCTTCTCTTTAACTGAGTTCATGGAGAACGGTTTACCAGTTAACTTCCACGCCTTTGCTCGTGCTAGATCAATATCTTTCTCAAGGCGTGCCTTTAACAGCGTGAGTTCTTCTACATCGATGTTTGCGCCAGCAAGTTCCATGTCACATAGGGCTGCAACAACATCCATCTCCAATGCCCACACACGTTTGAGACTTCCTTCTAACTTAGGCTCTAAAGCCTTGTACAACTTCCACGTTACCTCTGAGTCAAACCCTGAGTAGTACGCAACATCGCTGAAGGAATGAACCTCCACCATTGCTCCAATACCTTTTTCAACTTTGATCTTTAGAGTGCGCTCTGCACAAGCAGCAAGCCCAAGCATGTTCTTGTTGCGGTTGTCGATGATGAACGATGCCATCATCGTGTCAAAGAATGGCTTCTCTGGAACTTGCCCACGGTAATACTTAGCGATTGACTTCAAGTCAAACTTTACGTTGTGACCAATCTTTAACTTGTCACTAAAGAACAAAGGCTTTAATGCTTTGAA